TGCATGGTAACACTGTGGTTGTGCCAGCACAAATAAAAGGTTGGACCAAAATGGGCGACAAAGCCCTGTGCCTAGACCTAGATTGTGACCTGGCACACAAATTTCATCATCATTTGAAGAGCAAGGGAGGAACTCACGATTTCCCCAACTTCATTCCACACAGCAGCGTAAATTACAATTGGTTGGAGAGAACAGACCTACCAAAAGTTTTGCCCAACTTTCCTCTGCTGTTTGATCAGATTCATGTCAAGCCAATTGATCCCCGATACGGAAACAAAAGCTAGACAGCTACACCTGTCAACTGCTCAATCCTTGCAGCTTCTTCTTCTGATTTGCGTTGCTCACTGGGAGATTTCTGCTTAAACTTCCCAGTTTTCACATCCATTGTGGGTTTGCCAGTGGGCCCTAATTTATCCAAGCTCCTTAGAGTTTGAATCAACTCAGTCAACCCTTGATGAATAGCCCTATTGCCTTTGATGGCTCGTTGAATAGTTTCAACACTTTGGAAGCTGTCGTGAGTGAATCTGGGTCCCAACAGCTTTTGTGCAATCACATCAGGATCAGTGGAGATAACAGATTCATCTTCCCGATTCAACAGTCCACGTTGCCAACTGTATTTCATTCCCAACGCTTTGGCAATACTGCTCATGAGTTGATTTCTTTCTGCACCAGTGTAGTTGCTGGCGTCTCCTGGACTCTGCATGCTGAATTTCATCCATTGAGGATCATCATGGAAGAAAAAGTCAGTTTGCACGAAGCCATTCTTGGGATCACCTGCAATTGGTGTCAACAGATGAACTTCTCCAGCAGGCTTCACATACTCTTTGGGGTTCAAACCTTGGCTCAACACCCAGTTTTGGAGACTTTGGGCAAATTGGGCTTTTGACATTTTCTTGCTGTCGACTACGATGTCGATATCCCCACTGCTGGCTTTTTTGCCAACACTGCCCAAGGTCATGCCATGCATGGGCAGCCCTGTGATTTTTTCCAGCCAATCCAACGTGGGACTGATCAAAGCCAGTGGGATACGAGTGGTGCGTGGATAGCCATCTGAGGTTTTGAATACGTTGCCGCCTTCAAAAACTAATTGTGGGGAGAGTTCAAACTGTTTCATGATCTAGTATTTAGATTCCAGCTGGTTTCCAGCACATAAATATTTGGCTAATATTTTTGAGGAAAGAATTGCATGCCTAGATTTGGTGGTTTTGGTGTTAACACTGGTTCTTTGGTTGGTGGACTTGTAAACAACGTTGTGGGGTCGGCTGCCTCTGCTATTTTTCCACGCGGGGTGTTTGGCGGTTTTGGAATTGGAGATGGTGTGAATTTGTTGGGAACACTCAACAATCAAGATCCCACTAACCGACGTGTAAGCCTGCGGCCCAGACCAGCTGCTGCTAATCGCGTGTTGGGCAAGGGATTATTGGATCCTTTGCGAGAAACAAACAATGGCATGGTTTGGCCCTACACACCTACAATCAACTATCAACAAGACATTGATTATCAAACCATTAGCACTGTACATACAAACCAAGACTTTCATATATTTGCACGTACGCCGGCAACTTCATTCAGTGTTGATGGTCAATTCACTGTTCAAAATCAAAAAGAAGGACGCTATGCATTGGCATGCATACACTTTTTGAGAACCATGAGCAAGATGCATTTTGGTGAAAATGACAAAGATGCAGGCACACCTCCTCCTATTCTCTTGTTCAATGCCTACGGTCCTTTTGTGTTCAACAACTTGCCAGTCATAGTCAAGAGCTATAGTATTGGATTTCCAGATGATGTAGACTATGTTCAAGTGGCTAGTGGGCTGTCCCCAGTAAATCAACCCACTGTGCCAAATAATCCCGCAGGAGGTAGTATTATTGCTGAAAATTTACCTCCAATTCCAGGAGTGCCCGCACCAAGTATTCGCAATAATCCTAATGATTTGATATATAATGATCCTGGTGCATCACCTTCAGGTCGTGCCCGCACTATTGATCCTAGAGCAGACATGTCGTGGGCAGACCCGCTGAACAATCCGCCGGGCGCAAGTGTACAGCAACCAACACCATCTACAACAAAAGCTATTTGGTTGCCCAGCTTGTTCAAAATTTCAGTAACATTGATTGTGCAACATACTCCCACCACATTGCGGAAGAGATTCGAGTTGCCCAAATACATCAATGGTGACCCAAGTCAAAGTGATTTCATATAATGACAACAGTAACTTATCTACGCAGTAGTCCTTACTATCGCACTCCACAAAACACCACATATCTGGATTTTTGGCGGCCACCATTACTCACAAGAACAAGTGACGATCTAATTGTTACTTTGGCACAACGGCATCTACATCGGCCTGACTTATTGAGTTTTGAACTATATCGAAATCCACGGGCATGGTGGGCGTTTGCTATCCTAAATCCTGATCAAATTGTGGACCCAATTTATGATTTTGTTCCTGGGATAACAATTTATGCACCTAGCCAACTCAGCATTGGAAGCACCTTATAATGCCCGATCCTGTTACTAGTCATTATCTCCGACGTATAATTAGTGAGTTAAAAGAACGTGGTGTTGACTTCAAACCTGAAGATAATGATCTTAATAAATTTGACCGTTACGCATACCATTTACAGTTGTTTATGGTAAATGATCGAGACGCAGTTGACCCAGACATACAAGCAAAAGTTGAAAATAATCAGATTCGTAAAATAATTATTGCTGAAAGTGGTGTTACAGCAGGATTTAATATTGTAGACTGTGAACTTTCTGATGCAGTAGGACATAATTTCCGTAATCGAAATACGCATTCGGTAAAAGTGGACTTCACAATTGCTGAGCCATATAGCATGAGTTTACCTGACAAGCTTTATATTGCAAGTGTGCAACTTGCTATCCTTAACTGGCGATTAGCACCGATCTTTTTGAAACTGTATTTTGACTATTACGACGCTGAAGGGCGTATTGTGCCAGATAGAAGAAAAAGAGGATTTTACTACCGCTTGAAAATAGTGGACTTTGATAACACACTGACCGCTGCTGGTACAATCTACAAACTCTCATGTGTTGTTGACAATGACATAGGATTTAGAAATAACTACTTTATTATACCACAAACTTATACAATTAAAGTAGGAGGGACACCTAGTACAGTCCAAGGCAGTAACTTACCATTACAAAATCCAGCAGCACCTGGTACAGTGTTTGAATTCTTTCGAAAATTGGAAGACGAGATCAATAAATTTTATGCAAAACAGCGTCAAGGACCTGCAGGGCCGCTGCCCGCATACGGGGCGTCTGATCCTAGAGCTGAAGCCCAGGGAGCTCAAGTTGTTTTTTACGAATTTAACGTTGAGGACAAACTTGCGGAGCAAAAAATTAAATTTACCCCAAATGTCAACAATAGACGTGCATCATTTAGTCAACCTGCAGGAGGCGAGGTTGAGATTACAGTGGGCCACGGTATTAGTATTGGTGCAATTGTGGATGATATCTGTGCATCAATTACAGACCCGTTATTTTTCATTCCTAATGATCAAACAGGCCGAATAAAAGTTCCTTGGATTGAATGTGTGGTTGAAGAGATAGGGTGGGATGACCTTTTAAACGACTATATCCGGCGGTTTCGCTTCTTCATAAATGTAAAAGAAACACGACGGCCTGTTCCTAACTTACCCTTTGGGCGTACTTTCCAAGCTTCTGAGGAGTTTCAAAATGCTAGATTGCAGTCTATTGCTGACGGGGGAACGTTACGCAAAGCATACTTGTATTTTTATACTGGGTTAAATACAGAAATTATAAATCTTGATGTTAAATTTTCTCACTTACATTATATACCGCAACCCCTTACCAACGCAACAGTATTGCCTGATGTTTTTAGTGCGCCTCGTGCAAGTTTGCCCTCAGTCCAAGTTGCGTTAGGACAGCGCCTCTCCATGCAATCACGGATCCAGGCGCTCCAAGCAGAGCTTGCAAGGCCTGGTGGTGTACCTGCAGCACGAAGTGCAGCCATATCCGATGAACTTGCTGCGTTGCTTGCCCAAGATAACTTTTATGCGACAATAATAGCTGAAAGGTCTCTTGTTATTTTTGATCCTAACCTTGCGTCCCAAATACAGAGTAGGACGGAGATTGACCTAGGGCAAAGCAGTGCACCAATCCAGAGCAGGAGAGATGAGTTATTGATCAGCCGGCAAGCTGCGCAAGTTAGAAGAGCTAGATTAGAGTTTGTGGAAGATGTGTCAACACAACAGCAAAATGTGCAACCATCCGCTCTCACTTATATTAGTGATCCTCGTGATTTGGTGAATTTGGTAAGGCCGGTAAATGGCGATAGTCAGTCGAGAAAACAGTATGCAAGTATTACCAGTCAATTGTATGATAAACGAGGTGATATGGTAAACATTACTATGGAAATAAAAGGGGATCCGTATTGGTTAGGAAAACCAAACATAGAACGTAATAATGACCTACTTAGGTCTTTGCCAAATTCAGGAGCACCTGTACCAAATCAGACATTAGGCCAAAGATTTGCACTTGCTCCAAATGCGGATGATATCAGTGGGGTTTTTGATGCGTTTTTTATATTAGCATTTAGACATGGCACGTTGCCAAACGAGCAAACCGGTTTTATGGACTTGCGTGATGATGTTGATTTTTTCAATGCATTGTATCTTGTTGTTAACGTTACACACATATTTCGAGACGGCAAATTTACTCAAAGAATTGAGGCTACACGAGATGCGCTTTCCACTTTTGGTGGTACAAGACCACAACCTGAACCACAGCAAAGTTTACCTGGATAATAGAGTATAGTTAAATGGCAACCTTAAAACAAACAGTCAATCTGCCAGGTGCTTATGAACTAGACCCAGGAGGCTTACGCGCAACATGGGATAAAATTTATCTTGGCCTAATACGAGACGTAAATGATGCTCGCAACATGGGACGTATCCGAGTTTGGATACCAGAATTAGGAGGACTAATTGATAATTCTGCAAATTGGATTATTTGTGATTACGCCAGTCCATTTGCTGGGGCATCAAACGTAGCTGATGTAAACCTAAATCCCACAAGCTCACAAACAGACTATGGTATGACATTCATACCACCTGATCTCAATAACCAAGTGCTGGTTTGTTTCATAAATGGCGATCCCAGTCGTGGCGTTTGGTTTGGATGTTTGTTCCAAGTTGACCGCAATCATATGACTCCCAGCACTCCTGGTAGTAGCCCCTCAAAAGAAAACAAAAACATCTTAACTGGTGGACAACCCATCTTCAAAGACAGTTATGATTTTGCCAAGGAAGCAGGAGTTCCAGAACTGCCTATTGAACAAGGTGGACCAGCTCCTCGAGGTATGCAACAAGGTATTCGCACCATGGGTTGGCGAACCCCATATGGGCACACTATGGTTTATGACGACACTCCAACAGACGCTTTTATCCGATTGCAAACTCGTGGCCTAGCTCAGATTGTTATTCATGATACAAAAGATAGGATCATAATCAACACTGGTCCAAACAGAGCCAGAATAGAGATGGACAAAGAAGGCAACATTGATATTTTTGGACAAAAAAGCGTCAGTGTCAGTGCCGGACAAGACATCAATCTACATGCTGACAGAGATGTGAATATTGAAGCTGGTGGCAGCATCAAAATGAGAAGCCTAGATGAAACACGCATGTTCAGCAAAAAGCCCTTCAACATCAGCAGTGGTGGAGATGTTTTGTTGTTCAGTCAAGGAAATATGCATCTTGTAAGTAATTCAAATATCTACAACACTGCTGTAGGAAGCCTGCAATACAGAAGCAATTATGGCATATTTCTCACCACTCAAGAAAGCAACATTGACATCAAAAACTTGACTGGTAATATTCGCTTGTTTGCAGGAGGCAATGTTGATGCCAGCAGCACAGGTGACGTAAGGTTAAGAAGCACAAATGGCAACTTAAATTTAGTTGCCAGTGCTGATGTCAAAATCCAAAGCACAGGTACCTTGAATTTAGTAGGTGGTGCTGATGTCAAAGTTCAAGGCAATGGATCTGTAAACTTGCGTTCTGGTGCAGGAAGTGTGAACACTGGTCCAAAAACAGTCTTGAATGTTGCTAATTTACCAGATGCAGCCAAGCCCACCAATCCAGATAATCCCATAACTGCTGTACCAGGAGTAGTTGCATTATCGCCTGACATTCGAACGGAAGAAAGAGTGCAGTTGCAGAATGTAGTGAGTCCTGCAAGAAGCATTCAGATTGTTCAAACTATTGTCAGCAGACTGCCAGGAGCTGATCCTTGGAGACAGCGCAGTGTTTCAGGCCCAGGTTATTCCAACACAGGCTTAGTGCAGAGGAAAACCACTCCACCTGAAAGCACTTACAAAGTGGGGCAAGTGAGTCCAGCACAAGACAAACCACTTCAAGTATATGGAATAGTGAATGGCCAAACTGGCTTGCACATTGGGCAAATTTGGGACGAAGGTGGGACTCCACAATATGAATTCAAACCGTTGGGTCCTAGAGTATTGCTCCCCTCCACAGAGTGGACAGTTAACAACCGTGGTATTCAAATCATAATTGATCATGAAGGTTTGGGTGGCAATTTGATTGGCAAGCCCTTTGACGATGCATGCAAAAGCGGGCAAAAGCTGTTGGGTTATGGTCATTTGTTATCAAGTGAAGAACTTCAAAACAACACAGTTACCTTGAATGCAACAGACGATTCTGGCACTCAGATCAGCACGCAATTGAATGTTGGAGAGGGTATAAGCGAAACCAATATGAAGGTGTTGTTGAAAACAGACATCAAAAAAATTGAAGGCAAGATTCACAGCAGCATTGGTAGCAACCTATTAACACAAGATCAGTTCAATAGTTTAGCAGACTTCATCTACAACATTGGCTCTGACAACTTTGACAAGAGCGGCATCACTGGCATGATCAGCAGTGGAGACTACAACAAAGTTCCAAATGAAATGAGTCGATGGATTTTGGCTTGTAACAACCAAGAAAAGTTTGAACTCAAAACTCGCCGACTCAACAACGCATTTTTGTTCAGTGGACAAGCTAGACCTGATGCAGACTTCAGTGCCACAGCAAGTGGGGCTGGCAAAGGATTTGATTCCAATCAAGCCAAAAAAGCTTGGTGTTACTTGAGGGGCAAAGGCTATCAACCCGAACACATTGCTGGCTTGCTGGGCAATTTCACTATTGAAAGTGCCTTGAATCCCAGAGTGGACAGCAACCCCACCTTCAAAGGCTTGGCTCAGTGGAATTCCGATCGTTTCAAAAATATGCCGCGGGCTATTGGTGTAAGTTGGCCACAATTGAGTCAACTATCAAACGACACTGCCTTGTATAAAAGCCTAGACTTTGTGGATTGGGAATTCAAGAACACACATCGCAGTGCCTACTCCAAGATGTTGGCAACCAACAGTCCTGAGTCAGCAGCTAGAGCAGTAAATGAATACTACGAGATCAGTTCATCAGGGCTGTTGGGACGGCAGGGAACAATTACCCCAGAAGCTCAAAACAGATTCAATACAGCAAAGACCATTTTTGATCAACTGAATGGAACTCAGTGCGGCTAAGTTTGTTGCACTGAGATTCCAGGAGGAATAAGGCCAGCCACTGCACTGCCTAGTCCCAAAATGGGACTTAACACCAGCCCAATAAATGTGCAAAAGGTGAAGGGAATGTATTTGAAAATTTCTTTGAGTATGGGAACAAACTTCAAGATAGCTTTGAAGAACCCCACGACAAGCTTCATCCACAGTTCCAATATCAGAGTAGGAATTTGTTCAAACAAGTCTTTCACAGCCTGCATGATGCTGTTGAAGCGGGTTTCCTTGCTCTCAAGATTGAGATCTTTGGGTGGGTCAGATATTTTGAGAAGCTGTTTGACTTTTGTGGGAAAGGGCCAAGCTATGAATTTTAACAATGGACCAAATGTTTTGTCCAAAAAGTTTTTTATATCAAACTCCAGGAAGTAATCAATCATGCGCTGCATTTTTTCATTAGCACTGATAGCCAAGTCTTTGATGGGTTGCCACACACTATTGAAAAGCTCTTCAAAATTTAGCGCCACCAAATTGGGAAGGTCTGGTAAGCGCAGGGCTTGCCAAATTTGTCTGATGGGTTCAGTCAAAGCTCTTAGTGCTCGGAAACCTCTGTTGATCAAGCTCAATAAACCTTTGTGGAACTCACTCCATACTCTACTGATTAGGCTTTGTTGGCGCATTTCATCGTTCTTCAAACCCAATGTTCCATCAAATGTGATATTCCAAGGTAGGCCCAAGGCTCTTGCTATTTGATCTTGGCGAGCGCCAATTGCAGCTCTTATTTTAGCTCTACCCTCTGCACTAAGAAGATCACGCACTGTACAGTTGGGCAGGAACGGCAAAGGTATATTCAAAAAGCTTAAGTTGGGAATAATTCTGCCCAAAATGTCCAATAACTTGAGCTCCAAATAGAGTTTGAACTCGTTAAACAGTGCCCGCAGCCGTACACCCATTTCTTGTTCTGGGACTTTGAGGTTAGGGCCGTATACGGGATTGCCAACGCTACCTAGTGTGGTCCCAAAGGTTTTGTCAAATAATTTTAGTAAACTGTCTATCGCATCAGAAATTTGTTTGGCTGTGGCAATAACAGTGCATTGAGCTATCCTACCCAATTGCCCTGGTATGCTGCCTAAACCTCTGCCAAACTCATCAAGATTGTTGAAATTAGGTAATACACCATCAGTGCATTCAAACTTTGGAAATGTAACTGTGAGGCTCACGCCTTGGCACGGATCTATTGGTTGATTCATAACACTTATTTAAATTGACAATCACTCTTGGAAAAAATTAAAAGGAGGTATGAATTTCAATACATGGCTAGTTACAAGCACAATCAACACAGAGTTTAGTGTTTGGTCGCCAAAACAAAGGCTGGATCAAACTCTACAAACCCTAAAAAGTATTCGACAAACTGATGCGTCAGCCAAAGTAATTTTTGTAGACAATAGCATTGAACCACTAGACCAAAGCATGCAACTACTATTGCTGCCCTATACTGATGTTTTTCATCAATTCAAGCATCATGTTTTTTCAACCGTTTGTAATACAACAGACTTCAACAAAGGCGCTGGTGAAATTTTGATGACAGATGTGGGGTTGGACATTGCTGTTAAAAACAGCTTGTTGGGTAAAAGGCTCTTCAAAATGTGCGGGCGGTATATCTTATCACACAAATTTAACACCAGTTACTATGACAGGCTAGAGTTTGAAGGAAAGTATGTGTATAAAAATACTTTTTGGGAATATGAAACTCACAATCACAAAACTATAAAACAATTTCTTGAAACCAAATTGTGGAGCATGTGCAGCAGCTTGATTCCAGAATATAAAGCCCTATTACCTAAAATATTGGAATTTATGCTACGCAACAACGAGAACATTGAAGTATCAACTGACAAATTGCTGCCTGTAGACAAAAAGATAGCTATTGATCAGCTACATGTCACTGGTTTGTATGCCACCGGCCTGTATGTAGAGGCATAACATATCTTAAAAATCACAAATTTTCCTGATTGAGTTCAAGTAAAAATACTTGCATAACCAAGACTGAACATAGCTGTGTTCCTTGCATGACAAGAACTCACCTGGCGTCCTGGGTCCCCAATCTCGTTGTTTAAAACTGTCGGGCAATCTTTTATACATCTCAGTTGTGTTGACTGCATCCGGCCAACTTATCCATTTTTCTTGAAAATAGCTTATGCCAGGATATTGTCCTGAAGGGGCCCAAGTGCTGGGGGCCCAGAAATACTCAGCCTCTTGTGTAATATAGCAGGCTAGATTGTTGCCAATCAATCGCAATATGAAATCATCGTCTTCAAAGCCTCCAGGAAACTTCTCGTCCAAGCCACCTATTTGCCTAAACAATTCCTTTTTGATACCAAAAAAACGGAAATCATACAACGCCACAAAGGCAAACCCTTCATCCAGCTTTTGTAACATCAATTGAATATTCTCGTCAGAGGGGGCAATGCGATTACAAAGTATGATAGTTGTTTCTGTAGGACTCTGGTGAACACAATCGTTCACCAGCAGGGAAAAACTGGGATAATTGCTGCCATTGAACCAATTCACTGTATTGTTTTGTAATTTGCTGTTGGCAAATTGTAAATCGTCAAAATTTTGTGAAATAAGCCAAATGGAATAATCAAGTGTCATACTTAAAGCGTATCAGAAACCCCAAAGGTTGTCAATATGCTACCTTCCCCACAAGAGGGCAAACAAGCTGGCATCCTCTTGGCTCCGAAAGCTCACCCAAATTTTTTCATAATGTTGGTGAGATGACAGAGAACGATAGCTCCATCGGCTACTTGCTTTGAAAAAGTCCGGTTGGCCCAAGGTATCTATCAACCACAGCAGCATGTTTTCGTGCTCAGCAAGAGACATGCCTTCCAGCACTACCATATGTGGCCATTGAGGCAAGACTGTGGTCTCATACATGCGCTAGGTCCACGTCAACCTGAACAGAAGTGCATCTTCCTCACGCTCAAACACCAGTTGATATCGTTTGGGGTTGACACCACTGTGCCACTGGAGCCAGTAGCTGCCTCCAGGTGTCTTCTTCAGCCAACTCCATCGCAGCTCGCCCAACACGTCCAAAAGATGGGGCAAAGGCACTGGGTTGTTTGCCTCAATAGGCACCTCGTGCCACTGGCTGTAGTCCGCTTCCAGATCCCGGTTAACCCGCTGCACGCAAGTCCACTGTGTTCACCACAGCCCCACCATCCAATCCCGCATCCAGCACCTGCCCCTTGCTGAACAGCATGTCTGCCATCAGCTCTTCGATAGTATTTTCAGCCACCAAGTTGAAAATCGTAACCTGGTCGCTAGTTTGACCAATGCGGTGCACACGGTCGGCACACTGCTGAATTTCTCCAGGGCTCCACGGCGTCTGCACAAACGCCACCGCATTTGCAGCCGTAAGAGTCAATCCAAATCCCCCTGCCGTAATCGAAACCAAAATCACTCGGGTCCTAGGATCATTCTGAAAAGCCTCAACAGCCTGGGCACGCTCTTCGTTGCTGACCCCACCGTAGATAACTCCAACACGTCCGCCCCATTCCTGGTCCGCAGTCAGCGCACCTTGGATATGGTCGATAACTGCTCGGTTGTGGGCAAACACCACCAGCTTCTCGCCGTTTTCAGTGTAGTCCCGAATCCACTCCACAGTGCTGGCGAGCTTGCTGAGCGCAGCCACCTCACGCAGCTTCTGCATCGCAACAATACGCTCATCGCTCTTGGGAGCATTGCTGCCCAAGCGGATCATAGTCTCAAGGCCAGCCTTCCAGTCAATTCCCTTGAAGGCTCGATCTACGCTGTCATACTCTGCACGATCAAACTCCAGTGGGATAACCTGATACACCTTGGGCGGCAGCTCCTTCAGCACGTCCCGCTTCAAGCGACGCAGCATGAGGTGCACTGTCAGCAGCTGGTGCAGTTCATCCATGTTCGAGCTGCCACCAAAGTTCCAACCATGCCCGTTGTTCACCGGGTTGCAGAAGCGCCATGCGAACTTGTTCCAAGTGCTGAACTGCGGCACATAGCTGGCCAAGCTCCTGACAGTGCTCCACAGCTCTGCCGGCCTGTTTACCATTGGAGTGCCTGAAATCAGAACCACACGCGGCACAGGCTTGCTGACCTTGTGAGTCTTGCGCACACCGCCCTTGAGCTTTTCCTCCACCTCACCAGTAGCCAGCCGCATGTAAGCCTGTGTGCGCTTGGCACTGGGATTCTTGATCTTGTGGCTCTCATCCACCGCCATGAACTTGAGATTCAATGCCTCGATGTCGTCGAGGTTGCTACTGAGGATGTCGTAGTTCACAAGGTAGATGTCGCAACCGGCTGTGGGCCGCTTGCTGTAGATGACATTGGGATGCCGAGCAGCTCGCTCAGCAGTGGCACGCTTGCTGTAGGAAGTGCCCACCACATTGATTTGGTACCGAGTGCCAGTCATCGCGATGATTTCATTCCGCCAATTCAACTTAAGAGTATTGGGCAGCACTACCATCATGGGAAACAGCTGATTCTTGTGGGCGTAGGCCATAACCTCAACGGTCTTGCCCAGTCCCTGTTCTTCAGCCAACAGTCCAACTCCCAGCTGGCTCTCCAACCACGCAACCGCCTCTGCCTGGTAAGGCTTAAGCTTGAAGTTGAAACCTTCCAGCTGGGTGACCCGAGGGATGCTGTTCAAGAGAGCTTCAACTCGGGGATCAACCTTGAGGTTGTGCTTGGTGCTGAGTCGCAGCACCTTGCGCGCATTCTCAATCGAGGCTGGAACAGTCAACATGTAAGCTCTCCTTCCTACCCCTGCATTGTAGCAGGTTTGAAGGGATGGTCAATCCCTAAATCTAGAGATTCACATGATGAGTGATGAGAATCTGCTGGCGCTGATGAGGGTTGAGATACAGTTGGGCAAAGTAAGTGGCCTTGTGTCCACGCTTGGTCATCATCTCAACCAAGCGTCGGCTTTCGTGCTCACTGAGCTTATCGGCCAAAATGGTGCACACACCGTTGTCGTCTTGACGGATCACTAGGTAGCTGCTCATGCTCGGAGACTCTCCTCTACACTCATCAACTGTTGAAAATCCACTGCTTCGCTGTAGTAGCCGTTGCTCTCACCCAGCCATCTCAGTGTCACGCTGCCCTTGATGGAAGCCAGTTCGTAAAATGTCCAAGTCTCGTGCCCCCATTCAGTATCGCTTCCATTCACACGCTCCTCAGCCACAAGAATAGGCGCACCAACGAGGTCACTTAGATCGCCAATGATGTCTTGGAGGACAACATTCTCACAGCAGTCTTGACAGTGCCACATACGCCACCTACGCCCGCACTCGCTGTAAAACATGAGCTGGTCTGGCTCGCGTTCAAGCTCAATGTTGAGCAGAGTGATGCCCTTGAGATCTTCGATACCCATACTCTACCTTTCCATCATCAACGCAAATTGTGTCAAGTCATCCTTGGACCGGAACCAAAACCTCACACATGAGAAATTATGGATGCTGATGGCATGCCATGACCATCGGCTGCTGCAACTCTCTGCATCAGGAGTGCCAAAAAGCTGTAGCCCCAGTGTTCGGTTTCTTTTCAAAGTAATATTGGGCACGTCTAAAACCTCAATCATGTAGGGCCACTGATCAGTGTCACGGGTTTTGAGCAGATTGAGATGGAATTGAATTTGGTCTAGAGCTGTCAGCGTCAATGCATAGTCTCCGGAAAATAATCCTCATCCTCATCCGCCATCAGCAGTTGCAGCTGGTAGAGGTCGCTGAACTCGGGCCAGATGCTGGTGCAACGCTGGCAGATCTTGTCAGCCCAACCATTTCCCACCACAGGCGCACAGGTCAGCACAGGGGTTTCGCACCGTCCACACCAGCGACGACCGTCATCAAATGTGGCACCATGTGGGGTAGGCATCTCTCGAAATGCCTCTGCCAGTAGGTCTCTGTCAATCCAATCAGGCGTCAGTGTTGAGCTCATCTTCGATCTCCTTGAGAATGGCAGCGTCGTCAACCGACACAATCAGTGTGTCGCCTGCCAATGTCACATGCTGGCCGCCTGTCAGCATGAGATGAACTCGACTTTCTTCCGTCTTTTCTCGCACACGCTCCAAGTAAGTGGTGAAACGATCTTCCACCTCAAACTCAAACTTGTCTGCAACATCCATGATGCTCCAGATGCTGCTTTCGTTCACAGGGCACAACCAAACCTTGCGGGAGGGCTCCCACTGTGCCCGATACTTTTCGCCCTTGTGCTCGCCTCGGACCATTTTCAGCGCAGCCACCAAGTCCGGATTGTAAGGGAAGTGGAACACCGCAGTCTTCTGTTCGCTGATGATACGCCGCGTATTGTGCGGCCTGCCTTCGAGGTTGCCCACTGCTGCGTTGGGATCCAGCGGTGCAAGTTTGAACACTGGCTGTTCCAGGAACGCTTTCACAAAGTCCGTCCCACCAATTTGTCGGCGGTATTTGTTCACGAGCTTCAATGCAGCCTGCGCTTGCTTCAGCGTGAAGGGCCTACCTTGCTGAGCACGATTGGCCAAGCTGTGGCCAAACTCGGTGTCTGCACCCGAAAACCCTTGTTGGTCATGCTGCCTCGCACCGTCGCACACGCCTGCAAGAGAGCAGATCATGCCTTCCACCGTGTGCGGTGCAGCAGGTTCTACCTTCCAGTTGCTCATCTACTGTCTCCGTGCTCTACCCCGCCAATATAGCAGCTTTTGATGGCATGTCAACCAGCTATTGGTAACCCATGATCCAAAGGCTGTAGACACAAGCTGCACCGTAGAGGTATAGAGCCACTCGCTTCCAGCTCCACTTTCCAATGGAGGTGAAAATATGATACCAAGTGTATAGCCCTGTCCCAAAAAGAACCATTTCGGGCAGGAAAAAACTCAACTCGATCAATTGGTTCATCGCATGCTCTTTGGATAGGAGCCCGCAAGGTGCTTCTCCAGCTTTTCATGGCTGATTTCTGGTAGCTCACGCAGAACTCGAAGTTCGTTCATCAGCTTCAGTATCCGTTCTGATGCCACTCTGTCCAGTGCACCAAACCTCATGAGGAAACCACTTGGAACTTTTGCACCAGGATTTTTCTCGTGAAAATTCTTCACCCACTGATCTCGAAACCGCAAGCGGGCAAAGATTTCAATATCATCCCTGGTTCGCAGTTCTTCAATTAGCTCTAAGTAGCTGAGATCCTGGGCGGATCGGACGGGCAGAGACGGCTGAGTAAACCAACTTTCTATGAAGCCAAACATAGTTGCCTCTTTGCGGATTCAAGCGCACTATACAGAGAAGTGTTTAGATGTCAACCTAAAACTTCCAAGGCACGCTGTCAGTGAACATGTGGAGAAAGATAGCTTGACGCACATAGAGACCATAGCGCATCTGCTTGAAGTACACGGCCCGGGGATCGCTGTCCAAGCTGCTGGGCAGCTCGTCAACACGCGGCAAAGGGTGCATGATGATGCTGCTGCTCTTGGCCTGTCTCATGTGCTGAGGAGTGAGCTGATACTTGCCCATCGTGCTTTGTAAATTCGGCGCAATCCGCTCCTTCTGCACACGGGTAACATAGATCACATCCACCTTGTCCACACATTCGTCAATGCTGGTGTAAAGCTTGTCTGTTTCCTCTGTGAGTTCTTGCGGCATCTCCAGACCTGGTGGACTCACCATGTGCAGTCTCACATCATATAGACGCAGTAACCTGGTGAGGCTGTGCACAGTTCGACCATGACGCAAGTCACCCATTAGGCACACGTCAATGGGACGAGTCAAGCCCACATGCCGCTGGATGGTATAGAGGTCTAGGAGAGCTTGTGTGGGATGCTCACCAACTCCATCGCCTGCATTGATGATAGGAACAGGACTTACAGCCGCAGCCCATTGAGCTGCCCCTTTTTCGGGATGGCGCAACACAATGCAGTCTGAATAGCTGGCCAAAGTGCGAATGGTGTCCTCTAGGTTCTCGCCCTTGCTGACAGAGCTGAAGCTGACATCATTGATGGGAATGACAGCGCCACCTAACCGCACCATGGCTGAATAAAAACTACTGCTGGTGCGTGTGCTGGGCTCGTAGAAGAGGTTAGTACATACCTTCCCTTGAGCTACTGGTTGGGTGAGGCCCAGTTCAATGCCTTTCACAGTAGTGAATAAGGTGTGTATACTTGTGAGGTCAAACTGATCAATGCTCAGCAAGTGAGGAAGGGTCATATTGTAATGCTTTCGGTTTGAACATATGGTCCCTTACTGAATGAGTACCAGTCAGGAGCCAAAGGCAAGGTGTTGGCTAAGGTAGTGGATCTAGCTCTTGTAAGGGCGTCATCCAAGGTGTTGAACAGCAATACGTGAATAAGAGTGGGCTCTAAACCACGCACTGCCTCCCAAATCTCCACACGATACTTCATCGCTTATTGATTACATGCCCAATAAGGTAACAGGCTTGATCTTGCGCCCACAACAGCTCAACTACTTTGCTGGGTTGGTTGGAGATCAAACACATGCCCACGCCCATATTGAACACAGAGTGCATTTCAGTGTCTGAGACATTGCCTGCGGTTTGTAGCCAACGAAACACTTCAGGCACAGGACAGCCTCTGGTTTTTTCAAAATCAAGATCACTTGGCAACACACGCTTGAGATTGCTATACAGGCCTCCACCAGTGATGTGTGCAGCAGCCGTAAGTAGGCCTTTTGTGTGCAGTTCCAAAATTGTGCTGACATAAAGGGCAGTGGGAGTAGATAACACTTGACCAAAAGTTTTTGTAAGGTCCCAAGGCACAAGCGCATCAAGACTTGTGCCACTGTCGTGAAGGATTTTCCTCACGAGGCTGAACCCATTGCTGTGCACTCCGCTGCTGGGCAGAGCAATTACTGCATCACCTACAGAAACATTTTTTGGAAGCAGCCTGTTGCGCTCTACAGCACCCACAGCGAATCCAGCCAAATCAAAATCGCCTGGGCTGTAGACTCCTGGCATTTCTGCTGTTTCACCGCCCACTAGTGCACAACCAGATGTTCTGCAAGCTTCTGCAATGCCCTCAATGATATCAACATGCGTAGAGGGATCCAGCTTGCTCACAGCCAGATAGTCCAAGAAATAAAGTGGCGTTGCACCTGTTGTCACAAGGTCATTCACACACATAGCAACTAGGTCTTGCCCCAAGCCTTGAAGGCGTGTGCCTGCCTCTTTGACAAGTGACAGCTTTGTTCCCACGCCATCAGTTGTGCTAACCAGCAAGGGGTCACGCATGCCCAAGCTGCCGATGTCAAACACTGCGCCAAAGCCGCCTATTGTGCCCAACACGCCCTTTCGGTGTGTGGATTGGGCCAAAGGCCTTATTTGGTCAACAAACTCTTCTCCAGCAGTTATGTTAACGCCAGCTTCTTGATATGTGCTCATAGGTCAAGTATGCGATCTTATCAAGCTTGCGTCAAACAGTTTGCCCCATGGGAACATAAGCCAAGATGCTTACACCAGAGTCCTTGGCAGCTTGCGCTCTGTGGTTGCCGTCAACCACACTGCCATTGGGCCCCATAATCACTGGATCCACTTGCTCTCCGCGCTCTAGTTTGATGGTGAGCTGTTTCACAAGATCATCGTCAATATCAATTACACGACTAAAAGGATCATCTGGCACCACATCACCATAGTGATCCGGAAAGTCTTGCGGGTTGATCATTTTTATGCCCCAGTCTTGACTTTTGATCCAGTTGACCATAGCAGGATTAGTGGGCTCTTCGTGATGCATGCTTTTGTAGAGAGTCAGCATTTCGCTACCAGTTATGCTTTCATTTAACTGAATTTTTGGCGACAAAAAATCACTTGCTCTCACTGACCCATCCTTTGTTTGTTCCCCTATTTACTCACAAGAAAGCGGCTGGGTTTACGGGTTCATCACCCCACCAGCCGCTTTCTTGGT